GTTGTTGCACACCACGCGAGTCATGGTTGCCTGATTAATAGTAGCGCCGCTGCCATCGAACGTAGTGGACATGAGAACGCGTGCAACGTGCGCGTCGCCGGCAACGTCTAGTTTGTCGCGGTAGGTCGCAGTTGCCCATATGATGCTGCCGCCCTTGAGCGCGCCAGCCACGTCGAGCTGAAACCGATCGTCAACGCGGATGTAGCGATCAAACCAGTCGAGCACTTCCGCCGGCTGTACCGGCTGGTAAATGTCACTCACGCAATTGTCGCCAAGCAGGGTGAACGTGTCGCTGCGAACCATGAAGGAACGATCGCGGGCAGGAACCATGCCACTGAAATGTGGGGCTTGCGGGGAAAGCTCGTTTAGATGCTCGCGAACATCGGCCATTGCAGGAACCTTCAAAGCAGTCCAGCCAAGGCCAGCAGCCTTCGCCCATTCCTCAATCGACTGCCCTTCGGTCATTTCCTGCCCTAGGCGGTGCCACACGTCATTGCGCGAGCCGCGGAATGCGACGTTAGCGCGGTTGTTCGACATATCAATCATATGTGCCATTGTCAGTTTTCCTCAGTTTGCAGCGGAGCGCTGCGGTATCCCCTGCCGAAGCAGGGGCAACCGCAAAGCTTCAAGTTGCGTCGGGACGTCTCAGTAGCCGAGAATGCTCCGTGCCGCCTGGATCGTCGATGCGGTTTCGTAGTCAATGCCGCACTCACCGGTCGCGCTGTTCACCCAACCAACTGCGATGACAACGTGTTCGTTGGTGTGGCCAGCATAGAATCCAGGATGTGACTGGACGAAGCGGATGATGCGTTCCAGGTTGTTCGGTGGCATGTCTCAATCTCCCCTCGTCTGCAGCGGAGCGCTGCGGAAGGCCCCCCGTAGGGGGCAGACCGCAAAGCTTCAAGTTGCGTCGGGAAGGCATCGCGCGACGCGGTAGGTCTCGCCTTCCTTTATGATCGTGTAGCGGTAGTACTTAGCTTTGTCGCCGCGTTCAAACTCGCCTTTTGCCATTGCGTTCTCAAAACCGCAGCGCTTATTTGCGCCTTCCCAAGTCTTATAGACTTCCTTCAGAAGCTTCACCTGTCTCATGTGTGCAACTCCCCTCGTTTCGATAGTTGATAGCCGCATGGCCGGGAAAAGAAGGCAATAAATATTTGGGTTATTTTATTTCGTTGTTTATATAAACAAAGCAATTTAATTAGCTTGACCCCGACTCGGAACATGGCTAAGAATTATCTGGCACCTACTTGGAACGAATCACTTCTCCATCGGGCCGCAGCCATGAGAGGAATGCGGCCCGATCTATTTTGATCCTGCCGAAAGAGCCACGCTTGCGCTCACTGCCTGCCCGACCCTCTAGGAGCTGCTTGTGCGCCTCTAGGCGCAGGTGCTCGCCACCTACCTCGATGTACAGCCATGAGCCTTCCATGGTGGCATAGACGCGGTGCCAGTACTTCTGGCTTGTGGTTGTTGGGCTGTTTATCCTGCCCGTAGGGTTGTACCAGACGCGCCACGCCGTGGGGATGCGGTAGGCGTTCATGCCTCGACGGGAGACCTTGCCGATGGCTACGCCGTCGCGGTCGACCTTGTCGGCTGCTATGTCCTGTACTTCATCTCGTGTGAGGTAGCGGTTCATGCTGGGGCGCACGGCCGCGCGCTCGGCGTAGAGCGCTTCCAGCCGGGCTGTGACCAGCACTCGACTGCCGTCGTAAGCTTCGATGAAAGGGTATTTGTAGGGGCCGCAATAGACGAGATGCCAGCGCGACTCAAGGTAGCGCCGTGGCGCAGGAAGAATTTGCCAAGGTGTCGGCGTGGCGTTGTTACGTTGTGGTGACGTGCTCTTAGGAGCAAGACGAATGTCAAGAATATCTTCCTTTGTCAGAGTCGGGTGGCCGTTGGCATACATGGTTGTACTGTTCCTTTATTAAGTTGAATCTGCGGTTGCATGTATTTTGCCGTGGGACTAGATGGCATAAGTCTGTTCGTTGATTGTGTTGAATTTTTGGTGTTATTTCTGCCGTGAATTCGTGAGGGGTGGCAAGTCAGTAGAACAAATGTAAGGCACATCACACAACGGGGTAAAGGGAGAACGAATCCTGTTACTCCTGATCTATTCTCCTAAAAAATATATGGTAATACTAAATAGATTTCTCCCGTCGAATCAAAGAGTTAGCACCTGCCATCTAGTCCCACCACGTGTCGGGTGCAACCTGGATTTCAACTTTTCTTTTATCGAAAAGTTGCATTTTTTGGTTGTATTTTGCACTGCACAACGGTTTGTGGATCAATCTAGTTTGTGCTTGTGCAGTGCACATTAAAACACTAGGACTGCCGTCCTATAATTAGGACTTCATTCCTAGCGCTGGGGGCTTGGGTCCTAACTCGGGATAGTGGCGGGGGAGGGCGCGAGGTGAAATTTTTGCTCACACAACATAAAATTCGCGGAGCCCCGTGGTTTCTATATAAATATTTATTTCCAAACTTCCCGCGCTAAAAAATAAATATTTGGGTGTTCGTATTTTGTTCTTAAGTGGTCACGCAAAAAATCCCCCCAGAAGGGGACCGGTCGGGTGAGACGGGGCCGACCGCTTCTGGGGGTAGTCCAGGGAGGAAACCATGTCCTACACGGCTTCGCAGTTACTTCTTAGCACGCTTGGTGGATTTGTCAAACTTCTCGTCTTCATCGTACCCAACGGCTTCACTGGTAGGTTTGCGAAGCGACGCTTCCACTTCGTCGAGGTGATGCATTTCCTCTTTTATCTTTACCGCTCTAGGGCTATCGGGCTCGGCGGTCTCAGGCGGCGGCTCGCTCTCATGGTAACCCGTCGGGGCCTGCACATGCGGCAGTATCTTCAGCGCTTGACCATCCGGCCCGAAGGTGATCGTGCTCGTCTTGGTCTTGCTGTCGTGGGCGCCGACGAGCAGATCGGGCACCGCGATCCGCATATATCTGTGTCCGCTCCCTGCGTGGCTCCCCAGCGTGATCGTAGCCCCGGTGTGGGCGTCTACGATCTCCTGATACCGGACTTCGAACTTGTCTTCTGCATTCATCGTCAGTCTCCATCTTGTAGACACAATCTACTGCACACTTGCCATTATAGAAGGATCAAGGCAAATGAAAGTCCCATTCTCCCTCGTCAGCACGGCAATCTTTGGCGGTTCCTACGATGAGGAGACGCAAGAGCTGGACCTGACTTTCTCCAACGGTCGGACATACAGCCTCCACAACGTGCCCAAGACCGTCGTGGAGGAACTCCAGGAGGCCCCCAGCGCGGGGAACTACTTCAGGGAGCGTATGAAGGGGAGGTACTAGATAAAGTCTTGGTTGGAGCTTGCAGCGTGCCCGAACTGCATAGGGTGTCGTTGTCATGAGGAGGACAAAGTGGCGACAGCAGAAGAGATAATCGCGCGATCTCCGGGGTTGAAGCGTAACGTACTGAGCCGGTATGGCAAGAAGTGGCATCTGCGCGAGAATTACCGGATGACGCAGGAGGAGCGCGACAAGTTGCTTGATGAACTGTACGGAGATTATGAGTGATGGACAGTTTCAAGGACCATCCCCAGTCAGTCGGGGAATTTAAATCTGATCGAACTGACGACTGCAAGGATTGGACTCCGAGGGATGTCCTTATCCATGTTCTTCGTGGCATTGATAAAGGAGAAATTGACACTTCTGTTCTACTTGTTGCTTGGACAGAAAGTACGGAAGGAAGGCATAGTAAGGGACATTTCAGGGTGTCTTCCCCCGATGCGCTCGTGACGATGGGGTTGCTGCAGACCACCATGTTCAAAATGCAGGAATAAGAAGTGCTAGACGTAGCTTCTCTCACTCCACTGGAACAGGCGGTCATTCGCCTGTCTCCCCAGGTCAACCCATACAACGCACATAGGGTGCTCTTTGCCCATCGCCATCCGAACGAAACGCCGGATTTCCACTTTGACATCATCCGCGACCTACATGGAGAAAGTAGACGACTTCTGTTCCTTGCTTTCCGTGGCGCAGCAAAAAGCACTCTTGCTGAAGAAGCCATCACGATCGGAGCTTGCTGGCGACGTTTTCGCAATCATATCATCATTGGAGAAAGCGCAACTCGTGCTTGCGAGCGTCTTGCGTCAGTTAAGCACGAACTCGACTTTAACCCATACATCCGCGCCATCTTCGGAGACCTTCACGGCCCCGTCTGGAACGAAGACAAAGTTGTCCTCAACAACGGAGTTGTCATCCAAGCTTTCGGACGGGGGCAGTCTCTCCGTGGCACTAAACACGATGACCAGCGGCCTGACTGCTGCCTCATTGACGACATCGAAGACGAAGAAAGTGTAAGCTCCCCCGAGCAGCGGGAGAAGACGCGGCAATGGTTGATGCGGACGCTGGTGCCGGCGCTGGCGCCCGACGCCAAGGTTCATATCCTGGCCAACCTGCTGGACCCCGACTGCCTTGCTGCGTGGCTGGAGAAGAACGGGGGGTGGACGGTCCACCGGTATCCTTGGGAGTACATTGACGAGTCGGGGGACCGTCGGGCGACATGGCCGTCACGATTTCCTTTGGAGCACATTGACTTTCGCAAGGACGAATTCATGCGCTCGGGCATGCTCAACGAGTACATGCAGGAGTTCATGGTGGAGGCGGTCGATCCGTCCACGCGCGTTTTCACGCGGGCCATGTTCAAGGTCGAGCCGATCGTTCGCACATGGCATCCGACGTATGCGATGTACGATCCGGCGCGGACGGTCAAGGCTTCATCGGCGCATACGGGAAAGGTGGTGTTCTCATGGGTTGGGACCAAGCTGATAGTGTGGGACGCTTCCGGGGAATTGTGGATGCCGGACAAGATTATCGAGGACATCTTCCAGACGTGGGAGGAGTACAGCCCCATCAAGATCGGGATCGAGAAGGAAGGGCTGGAGGAGTTTATCCTGCAGCCCTTGCGGGCAGAGCAGACACGGAGGCAACAGATTATCCCTGTCGTAACTCTCCCTGCGCCTGCTGGCAAATTGGCCTTCATCCGATCGTTGCAGCCATTTTTCGTGAGCGGAGAGGTTACTTTTGCAAAAGAGCTGCCTACGTTGCAGCAGCAGTTGTTAAGCTTTCCGACCGGAAGGATCGACGTGCCTAACGCGCTTGCTTACGCATTGCGTATGCGGCCTGGACTTGCTATCTATGACAACTTCGGTTTTAATAATGTAGTGGACGACTTGGATGTTCAACGCAACACGGCATGCTATCTTGCGGTCAATGCTACCCGGCTCTACACGACTGGCGTACTTTCGCAAGTCGTCGGGGGAAGCATGCGTGTGGTGGGGAGTTTCGTTAGAGAGGGGGAACCTGGGTCTTCTGTGCAGGAGCTTGTTACGGCTGCTAAGTTATTGGCCGGGGGAAAGATTGTATGCTACGCCCCTGCCGAGCATTGGGGGCAATACGACGCCATCGGTCTGCGTGCTGCCTCCTCCCGTGTGGGTGTACGGCTCAACATGGGCGGTTCGGTTGCTATGGGTCGAGAAGAGACCCGCAAGAGATTGGAGAGCCTTGCGCACGGCCAGCCTGCGTTGGTGGTATCGTCGGGGGCATCGTGGGCTTTGAACGCCTTTGCAGGGGGATACGCGGCTTCCATCGTCAAGGGTGGCCCGGTCAGTGGGGCGGCTGAGGAGGGCGTCTACAAGGTTCTAATGGAGGGTTTTGAGGCTTTCATGGCCGTTGCTGGGCAGTCTTTGGGGTCTGGCGAGGATCGGCCGAACTATGCTATAGACGGTGCTTCGGGCCGGCGCTACCTGACTGCGCGGCCCCAGCCCGCGGTTGGATATGGCGAAACGAAAATCTAAGGATGACGTAAATTATACGGACCTTGCGCGTGATCCTGCCGAGCAATGTCAGGGGTGCAAATTTTTCATCAACGGTGAAGCCTGTGCCAAGGTCATGGGAGACATTTCGCCCGAAGGCTGGTGCGAGCTGTACGCTGAGAAGGAAGATGTAAAGGACCGCAATCGCGAGCTGGGGGGTGACGAGAAGATTCGCGAGGCGGTTCTGAAGCTGGCCAAGCGCGTTGACAAGGCGTTCATGGACCAGTGGGAGCGGGGCAACGATCAGTGTGACTACTGGGACATTTACAACACTGTTTTAGGCGTTAAGCAGGGTTACTCTGGCAATTCGCAGATTTACGTCCCGATTGTCAAGGAAGCTATCGACGCGCGCAAGACGCGGTTCGTCAATCAGATTTTCCCCCGCTCGCAGCGAAACGTCGAGTGTATCACATCCGACGAGAAGCCCTACCATGTGATGGCTCTCTTGGAGCACTACATTCGCAAGACGAAGCTGCGCACGCAGATCATGCCGGCGTTGATGATTAACGGCGACGTGGAAGGGCAGTACAATATTTACGTGGGATGGTCGGACAGTGAACGGCATGTGGTGTACCGGACCAAGGCAAAGGTTGAGATTGAGGGCGAGGAGGTTGAGAACATTGACCCCGACGCGGATGACGACATGGAGACGGCTGTGGTGGTACACCAGGGGCCGACCGTGGAGGTTCTTTCTGATACTGACGTGGTTGTGGTTCCTGTGTCTGCTTCCTCTGTGGGTGATGCTCTTGCTAAGGGCGGTGTCGTAGCGATCAAGCGTATCTGGTCTAAAGAACGCTTAAAGCAGGCCGTTGACGATGGGGAGATTGATGAGGAGGTTGGGGAGCTTCTGGAGAAGGATATCGCTGTCTATGGCACGGGGCAGGATGGTGACCCCAAGACAGCTAAGAAGCATATTGATGCTGCCGGCATCATGTCTGACAAGGACGGCGAAGCGATCGTCATTTACGAGATGTTCTCTCGTTTGAAGGTGGATGGTGAGCGGCGGCTGTGCAAGATTTATTACGCTGGGGGTATTGAAGGTGACGAACGTATCCCGAGCGTCAGGCTCAATCCTTTTTGGAATGACAAGTGTCCTCTGCTATCTGCAGCGCAGAATAAATTGAGTGGGTCGTTCAAGGGTGCGTCGAAGATCGCAGCGGTGGACAAGCTTCAGTACGGCGCGAACGATGTGGTCAATGAAGGGTGGGACAGTGCGGCGTATGCGCTGCTTCCTATCATCATGACCGACCCGACGAAGAATCCGCGAATGGGGTCGATGGTTCTCAACCTCGCTGCGATTTGGGAGACCAGCCCAAATGACACGAAGTTTGCCCAGTTCCCTCCGCTATGGAAGGATGCTTTCTCGATCGTTGCCTCTGCGAAACAAGAAATATTTCAGGTTCTATCTGTTTCTCCTGCGGCTATTGCGCAATCTACAGGACAGAAGACTAAGCGAAATCAAGCGGAGATAGCAAACGAGCAGCAAGTTGATATTCTTAGCACGGCTGACGTTTGTACGAACGTTGAGGATGAAATTCTTACCCCTCTTCTCCGTTGGTTCGTAGACCTCGACCATCAATTTCGGGAGAACGCTATTACCGTCCGGGAGTACGGTCAGATGGGGCTCGCGGCCCGGATGGAGGAGATACCTCCTATCGAGAGTAGTCGTCGGTTTGAATTTAGATGGTTTGGGGTGGAAGCGGCACGGAATGCACAAGCTATCCAGATGCAAATAAGCGCGATGAACGTCATCAAGGGCATTTCGCCGGATCAGTACAAGGGGTACGAGATCAACTTGGTGCCTGTGATAAGTTTGTTGGTCGAGAACGCTTTTGGGTCTCGTATGGCTCCTGAGATATTCAAGAATTTGAAGTCCAAGCTGTCCATGGCTCCTGACGAGGAGAACAAGTACCTCGCTATGGGGCTTGCTTTGCCTGTGCATGAGCTGGACGAGGATCAGAAGCACATGCAGGAGCATATGCAGGCCATGGAGAATGGCGATCCCACGGGGGCAGTGCGGGAGCACATGATGCTGCATCGGTTCCAGATGGAGAAGAAGATGCAGGCGCAGATGGCGCAG